GGATGCACTCATGTTTATTGATTCCGACATGACTTTCCATTCCGGATCAATAGAATATTTAGCAAGGCATAATAAGCCGTTCGTAACTGCTAAGGCCTTTAAGCGTGTTCATCCATATCAACCATGCTTTTATAGTAAATTGGAGCCTGCCGAAAATGACGAATGGTATATGGAAAGTCCGGTCGAGTATGGCGAAGGACTTTTAAGAATCGAAGGCGCTGGAATGGCCTGTGCATTAATTCGTAGGGAAGCCTTTGAAGCGATTGATCCGCCATATTTTTTCCCTAAAGTCGGACTAGGTGAAGACCTTTCATTTTGTCTGAAATTAAAAGATGCTGGTGTCGAAATGTTTCTGGACACTACGATTCAGTTTGGACATTTGGCACAGGTTGCAATCATGGAATCACACTTCAAAGAAGTCTACGAAGCGAACAAACATAACGCAAAAAAATTATATGTCGATTGATCCGGAGGTGCGAAACATGAAGATATTACTAGGCGCACCGGTAAGACAGGATCACACGACATTTTATAGATATCTAAAAGCTATTAATCAACTGAAGACCGAAGGGTTTAAGGTTGATTTATTTTTTATATTGCACAATTCACCGAGATTAAAAAGGTTTCTTAAGCCAGATCAATATATTGAGTTTGAAAGCGAACACGAATATATTCGAGACGATCAAACGCACCACTGGACGAACGATAATTTGAAAGACGTTACAAAGATGAAAAACGCTTTGTTGAAATACACGATAGCCAATAATTATGATTACTTTTTTCTAGTTGATTCAGATTTGATTTTGCATCCAGAAACGTTAAATAAATTACTAAGCCATAAAAAAGAAATCGTAGCGGAAGTTTTTTGGACACAGTGGACACCGGAAACAGATGAACAGCCCAATGCGTGGATGTTCGATTTTTACGGATTCAGGATGGATCGAGAATATAATCGATTTAGGGAAAAAGGATTGCATCGCGTGGGGATGTCAGGCGCTTGTATTCTTATTCATAGGTCAGTGATAGAATCGGGTGTGAATTATAGCCCGATTTATAACGTAAGTTATAGCCTATGGGAGGATCGGGCTTTTTGCATTCGGGCGGCGGTCGCCGGTTATGAAATATGGCTGGATTCAAATTATCCGCCGGTTCATCTATATCGGATGAAGCCAAATAAACCGGATCAGAACAAAGCGAAGCAATCACATTTAAGAAAGTAGGCGGACGGTCATGACAAGAAATAGCATTGAATCGAGATCATTCGCACGAAAGACAATCGAATACGAGCATGCTAGAATTCACGAGGGTTATGGATTTGATTGTGATATTGAATTTACTTTATCCACAACAGTACCGAAGTATTATCATATTCGGACTGGGACGGATGAGATCCACTTAAAAGATATTGTAATTACGACGAATAAGCCCGAAGTGAAACTGTATTTGTACACAAATCCGACGGTTGCGTTAAACGGAAGTCCAACACAAGAAACAATTTACAATTCCGACGAAGACAGCAACAACGTTTCATCCATGAGGATTTACAATAATAGTACAGTGACTTCAGACGGAACAAAACGTAGAGTTTATTATTTATCCGGATCAACCGGAATCGGTCATTCATCTGCAGGCGAAGCGTCTGCATTTGGAGCATGGGAAATCATTTTGCTACCGAATACAGACTATTTAATCAAGATCATTCGCATCGTGTCAGATGGAGACACAACCGGAGTATTTAAGTTGCGGTTTTATGAGGAAGATGAAACGCCTATTTAGGAGGTGAGTACATGACGTATTGGAAATGGGATTCAGACCAGCTTTACAGATCAAGACCGCCGCTTCAGTCGGTCACAGTCACTGTTCCAGAACCTACTCATGAGTTATTCGATATCGTAACAACTAAGAACTATTTGAAGGTCGATTACTCAACTGATGATAATTTAATTGAGTTAATTCAGAAGTCAGTTAGAAAACAGCTAGAAAATGAACTGGGCGGTGTTTTGATAGTAAAACGTTCAGTCACTCAAAAACAAACTGGCGGAATTGAAACGATTGACCTTCTGCGAAGCCCAGTAAATTCAATTACATCTGTAACTTATTATGAAGATTTTAATTCTACCGGTGAAGTTTTAAGCGCTTCGGATTATCGGTTTCATGACGGCCAGCTATACCACAAGGATGGATACTGGAAACAAGGTAGAGCTGGAAACGGTTATGTGATTGTCTATAACGCAGGTCACGTTGACGATTCCGGACAAGCCGCAGAAAATGCTACACCTTCAATCAGAATGGCGGCGCTAAGACTTATTGGATACTTGTATGAAAATAGGGAAGAATTCGCTACCACTATTTCAGAAGGCGGTTATTCAATTTCATACAATACTATTGTAGGTAACAGCGAATTGAAAAACCTGCTAATGCCTTATATGAGCGCTAAGGCGGTGTTCTAAATGCTAACAAGATTGCGGCAAAGGCTAGATATCCAGACATTGAGCGTGACTAGTGCAGGCGGCGGTTGCTTTGATGAAACATGGACGACAACGGCCACGCGCTGGGCGAATGTACAGATTCAACGAGCAAGCGAAGAATTCAGTTATAATAAAGATCAACAGGCCAATTTTTATAGAATACTCATGCGCAAAGAATCGTGCACTAATAAAAACCGATTTGTCTTTAATGGCCTAGTTTTGACGATTCAGTCGATAAGTGATCCGACAAGCGCAGGCCGGATGATGGAAGTCCTAGCAAGGGGTGAACCAGCATGACAACAAGGATTGATGGTGAGCGCCTACTAATGCAACAACTTGAGCAATTAAAAAAAGTGTTTCCAGATCAGGTTAACCAGATCGTCTGGGAAGTCGCTCTGAATGATGTGGAAACCTACGCAAAAGAAAACGAAATACCGGTAGACACCGGAAGGTTACGAAACTCTATTCACACAGAATTTATAGCAGGTTTTGCCGGAAAAAATCCAGCGCCTACAACTTATAAAGATAATTCCGGAAATTCGTTCGATGGAAAGTTATCTGCCGGACTAGATAATAATTCGGTTGTGGTGGGTACGAATTTAGAATACGCGCAGAAGATTAACCGGATCGGCGGCGGCGGCCAAAATTCAAACCGTAAATCAGGCGGAGAGAAAAGGCCTAAAGGTTACGGTCAAGGATTCTGGGATAAAGCAGTAAAGAACGGCGAAGCATCCCTGATTCGTGAATTAACTGATTTGGTGCGGAATGCAGGAAGGATGATTCCGTAATGTCTGCCATGTGGGAAGCACAGAAAGCATTATACACAGCACTATCAACTGATAGCGCTTTTATGACAAAAGTAGGCAGTCGATTGTATGACGAGCCGCCGACAAACGAAACTTTTCCCTATTGCGTACTTGGGAATATGATTGAACAGCGCTATAATCGGATCGGTAACAAAGGTTTCTCTATTTCTGCTAGAATGGATATATACACAAAGGCCGGACGACTTGGATACAAGCCAGCAAAGGAAATCCTTGTTGAGATGGACAGGGTCTTAAATCATAAGATTTTTAGCATGACCGGTTACAAGATGATCCAGTGTTTTTTTGAATCATCCGACACCGAGCGAGATGAAGATAAGCGGATTATTTCTGCTTACTATACTATTTTAATTCAAGAAAATTAAAGGAGGTTTTACAAATGGCTTTTTTCGCTAATGCTTCAGTATTCAAATTGGGTTCTACGACTATTTCCGAAGTGACTTCTATTTCTGCACCGTCCATGACAGCCGATACGATTGATGTAACAACTCATGGATCGGCAGATCGCCACAGAGAATTTATTCAAGGGTTGCGCGATGGTGGCGAAATCACTGTAGAGGGATTTTACACTACAGCAACGGCTAACACGATCGTTACACAATTTAACACATCCAGCACTGCGACAGCTACCATTGATCTGCCGACAACACCGAGCACCACGCGTTTTACGGCAACAGTTATCTGTACAGCATTTAGCGCAGAATCGCCGGTTGATGGCGCAATCGGTTATAGCGCGACTTTCAAAGTAACTGGCAAGCCTTCACTCGGCACGATTTAATAAATGAATTGAGGTATAAATCATGAGAAAAAATTCAACTATCACGCTGGACAGGGAACGTGAATTGCGGTTGGATATGAACGCGATGTCAGAATTTGAAGAACTTACAGGCCGTTCGATTTTTCTGCTTCAAGAGAAATTAGCTGAAGCGCGGAACATGAGAGCAATTCTATTCTGTGCGATGCGGTCAGCCGGTGAAGATATCACGCTGGAGCAGGTAGGCGGATTAATTGATTTTAATAACTTAAAATATGTAATGGATACTGTACAAAAATTGATGACGGATTCATTCGGTGAATCAGAGGAATCTGGCGAAAAGGGAAAGTGAAAGCGCCGGATTGGTCGGAATTATGGGCGATAGCGATTTATGATTTAGGCCTAAATGATGACCAGTTTTGGCGGTTGACTATTAGACAATTTAATAAATTGGTCGAAAGACATAAAGAAAACAAAAGAGCCGAGTTATTTAATTCGGCTCTTATTTGTTCAGTTATTGCAAACGTGAATCGCGGCAAAGGCAAGCCTTTTCAGCCTTCAGATTTTATGCCGAAGGAAAACAAGAAAAAAGCAAAAATGACAACGGAGCAGATGGTCGAAATGCTTCGAATGATTACCTTGCAAAATGGGGGTGAAGTAACTTGTTAAAAGAGTTAATGGTCAGGATCGGAGCCGATCCGAGCGGTGTTGTCAAAGCTATGACAACGGTTGGGAATGAGATTGCAGACGCTACTAATGATTTTAGAAACTTTGGAAATAATGTTTCCAATGTATTCACTAGATTAGAAGTGAATCTGAATAACGTTGAAAATAATATCGGTCAATTTTCGGCGCAGGCAACGGCACGATTTGGTGTAATGGCGACACAGGTTAGCCAGCATTTTAATCGCATGAGCAGTAATATTAACCGAGAATTTAATGAGATAAAAACGAACTTTCGGCAGACGATCAACGAAACGGAAGCATCAACGGATGCACTAGCTGGTGTTGGTGCGAATATGACCGCGATGGTAACACTTCCGATTATAGCTGCTGGAGCCGCTTCAATTAAACTTTCCAGCGATTTTTCAGAATCGGTAAATAAAATAAATGTCGCATTCGGTTCATCCGCTTCTGAAGTCATGGCATGGAGCAAAACGAGCATTGAGCAAATGGGGCTTGCATCCGGATCAGCACTAGATGCGGCGGCACTTTTTGGTGATATGGCCACCAGTATGGGAATCAGCCAGCAAAAAGCGGCTGATATGGCCATGAGTTTAACCCAGCTAGGCGCAGATTTGGCATCGTTCAAAAATATCCCGATCGAGCAAGCTATGCAAGCGCTGAACGGTGTTTTCACCGGAGAAACTGAAAGCCTTAAAATGCTTGGGGTTGTCATGACGGAAACCCAACTTAAAGCATTTGCGCTGGAGCAGGGGATTACGAAAAACGTAGAAAAAATGACTGAAGCGGAAATGGTAGCACTTCGGTACGCGTTCGTAATGGATCGGACTAAAAACAGTCAGGGTGACTTTGCTAGGACTTCAGAAGGTTCAGCTAATCAGATGCGAATGTTTGGCGAATTAATGAAGGAGATAGGTGTACAGCTAGGCACAGTAATCCTTCCGGTTTTTAATGAAATTATAAAATCGGTCAACGAAAAGCTAAAAGCATTTTCAGGATTGTCCGAAGGCACAAAAAAATTAATCGTAGTATCAGGATTATTGGCGGCGGCACTTGGGCCAGTTTTATTAGTAATCGGTTCTATCGTTCCGTCAATCGTGACGGCAGTCGCGGCCTACAGAGCGCTGGGTGTTGCTATGACAGTAACAGCCGGAACAGCCATGACAGCAGGGACGACAATGGCGGCAGGAATGGCGGTAGCGACTGCGCCGATAACATTAATAACTGCGGCGATTGCTGCATTGGTTGCTGGTTCAATCTATCTAGCAAAAAATTGGGAAAGTGTAAGCGAAAGATTGAAGTCAACTATTTTATCAATATCACCTGCTTTTTATGGATTAATTAACGTCTTCAAATATTTAATGGATAATTGGGAAGATGTGAAGGCTACAGCGTGGGCTTTAACCCA